AGTTCTTTCATTCCCATTTTCTTTTCCCTTATTGAAATAATCTTGTTGCGCTGAAACATACCCCCATAATGTCAGTACGCTCGCGCAGAAAAAATAACCGTAATAGGCCAACATTAAGCCCAGCAGAGTGCTGGTTACCATTTCCCAATAAAACTTGGCTCTTGTATATTGGTATAGAGAAGAAGTACCACATAAAAGCGCCAACAACGAAATCGCTGTAAAAAAGTAAAACAACCACTCATAGGCTTGAACAAGGTTCTTTATTGCAAGCTCATTGGCAGATATAAAGCCGCCAAAAATCATGATCTCCCATAACACTGAAAACAGTGTAATGCCACGTACTTCTCGCTCCATCATGGTCTCCAACGAGCATAAAAAACGGTGGCGGCGGTCATACCTTTATTTACAACTCGGTTGCGTTGCGCGTTATTGCTTGATTTCCAGCCGCGTGAAAATGATTTTTTAGCCGTTGCTGAATAGGTTGGCGCGCTCATTTCCCCTCCTGAATTTTTTGGCATTGATAGAAATTACCGCCCACATTAAATTTGCCGTAACTCTGGCAGGTGTCCTGAATGTTGATCATTGTGATGATAACGACAAAACAACATACCGCTCCGCCAGCGCACAAAAGTGCAGCAAACTCTTGGTCTATAATTAGTAAAATAACGGCTAAAAAGACGAACACGCCGAATAAAAACATTGCAAGTCCCATATTTACCCCCGAAATAAATGGTCAACGTTAATCACTTGCTCACTATCCAACCACGTCCAAACATCAAAACATGGGCAGTCTTTAATCCACTCATTCGGGGTGATTGTGCCGTCACCATTAACGTCTGGACTCAAATCACGATGTCCACAAATGCGTGCGCTGGGGTGTTCACTCTCTAGTTTTTGCAACAATTTGTGCAACGCGAGCCATTGTCTTTCAGTGTATTCGCCGTAGTTGCGACCGCTTTCGTCAATACCGCCAACAAGGCAAATGCCTAGCGAGTGTTGATTATGACCTTTCACGTGCGCACCAACTTCGCCAACCATTCGGCCTGTTTCAACCGTGCCATCGGTGTCAATTACAAAGTGATAGCCAATGTTAGGCAGGTGCGGATTGAATTTTTTGGCTAAAATTGGGTCGCGTTTAAAGCCGCGTTGTGAGTGCCAGTCATTAATACGTTGAGCGGCGGTTTGATTAACTGTTCTGAGTTGCTTGCCGTTACGAGTAGCGGAGCAATGGATCACAATTTTTGTGATAGGTAAGGATAAAGACATAAAAAAACTCCTTTTGTAAGACTACAAAGGAGTTTAAAACGGATGTTTTTTTATTGATTTTAAATTGATTTAAAGATAATCGTTACGAAAAAATCTTATATACGGCCCAGATAATTGCTAGAAATATGATAAGCCCAATTATATCACTAGGCTTAGTGGGTTCGTTTTTAGCTTTATTAATACCAGTTTTTAGAGCTTGAATAATTGACAATGGTTTCTCTGAATCCTCAATTGGTTCAGATTTTGATGTGTTTTCTGTAAAAGAAAGCGTTTTGGGAAGTTCTAAAATATAGCTACGTCCAGCTTTCTTCCTTATAACCTCTCCACGATAATCCGCATAATAAAGTACATAACGTAACAATTCCGCGCCTCTTTCGCCGTGATCCTGTTTAACTATATTAGTGAGTTTACTTTGTAATAAAGGCTCCTTTTCTAACATAATTTGACTTATAACTAACTTTAAAATCTCCTGATACATAGGGTCTTCACCGGCAAAAATCGACACTTCTTTTGTGAATGCTTCCTTTTCCGGCTCAGTAAAGTAGTTGTAACCATACGCTACTTGTTGGTAGAAATCCCGTGCGGCATTGTAGTCTTTTTTTTTCCATGCTTTTCTTGCTATGTTTAATATATCTTCGTCAATCATAAATTAATCCTTAGATTGCTAAATTGAAATCTCATGATATAAAAATTCTGCCCACAAAAAAACGCCCTTTCGGACGTTTTTTGTCATTTTTATCGGTTATGAGTTGCCAAACATATCAAACTGACGTCTTGCGATTTCTTCTTTTGTGATTTTCTTCACAATCTGATAAATCCACTGCATTGATACGTTGTATTTTCGCGCAAGTTCACGGTGATTTGTGCCGTTGAATTCGTTAAAAATCTTACGGTCACGCTCGTTTAGTAATAAAACAAGGTTGCGCGGGATATAAATCACCTCACCGCCCCAGCATTGTGCGATATGGTTTGCCACTTCAATGCTGATTTGCTGGGCGAGTTTTGGCTCAATATCAGCGATTTTTTCTTTAATTTTTACTTCTGTATGTTTTGCTAAATCCGCCAAAATTTCAGGCGCTTTCTCATTAAACGTTTCAATTTGTTCATTGCTTGCATTCAACATAGCCACCCCTACTGGTTGGACGATCACTATTGTTCAAAATTATAGCGATTTTACAATGCGTTGTGCGGATTATTTTTGCAAGTCAAGTCTTTGTTTGAAAATAATTACTTGATTTATAAATAAAAAAACCGCCTTTCGGCGGTTAAAAAAAGTTCATTTTTGCTGTTTATCTTTCCACTTTTTCCATACATCATAGCCTGGCAAGTGTTCCACCGGTTGCCCTAGCTGATAAAAACGCTCAATATATAAAATGGTGTTTTCAATATCATCATTGCCGTGATTGGTGCGCTCTGCCTGTTGGCGTTCTGCGTTGTTTACGGCTGCTGAGCCTGTACCAGAAAAGAGTGGTCGGTTCGTTTCCATCACTTGCATTAAATAGCGGTGATTGTTAAGCGGGGCGAGATTTCGGCTTTCTCGGCGCTTTTTCTGCACTGAATTGACCGTTTCACTCAAACAGTGGGCTAATAATTGAGAAGGCGGGAATAAATCTAGCACTTCGCGCATTAATTTAACCGCTCTTGAGTTGCTTAGCGCTGATTTATCCGGGCGAAATAGTGCAATGTATGAAACCAAAGGGCGGGCTACGCCATATTTTAACTCGGTGAGCAGCCCTAAAATTTCGCGCCCCGCTTCATCTTCTAAAAGTTGGTCTAAATGAATATCGGAGTGGCATACAGGACAGCGGCATAATTTCATAGACCACCTCTTGCTTGCCATTTTTTCAATCGCTCAAGCACTAAACTGGCCATATCATCGCGTAAAGCGCCCACGTTAAGCACTTGAATATTCATCCCGCGCTTAGCGTAAATTGGGTTCACTACGCCGCGCACAAACGCATTGAGCGCATTTTCCGACCCGTCTCGCACAAGCCCTTGCTTGCTCATTTCAATCCAAATGGCGCGAATTTTATACGCAATGTTGCTTTTTACAACCGCACTTTTTCCGCTTGGCGAATGATTTCGGCGGCTGGTTTTCTTAAATCCTTTGGCTTCCATTTCCGCTTCCACTTTCATTAACTCTGCCACGCTCATTTCTTTGCATGATGTTTTCCCGGTAACGCGCTCAAGCATGGCGCGGTAGCTATATTCATCCATTGCCAGTTTTTGCTTGGCAATATGAATTAGCTGGATCAGCTTTGGTTTAGTTTTATGCATTGTTTATTCCTTTTTAAAACACATTATTCAGCCCACTTAAATCCCCCTCTTTCGCAAAGAGGGGTTAGGGGAGATTTAATGGACTGTAAATGGGTTTTAGTACCCCATACGGTGCGCCGTAGTTTCTATTGACATCTCAACAGAGACCTTAAACAATTCAAGCGCTTCAGGATTCTCTTTTTTTCTGATTAAAATACAAACCTCTTGCCCATCTTCCAAATCCCATTTAAAGGCGTTTTTACCTACAATAATTTCGGCAGCATTTGATAGAAATAACTCTTCGGAGTGTTTATATATCCCAAACATTTCCCGAATTATTACATGCAGAACACTTTCTCTTGTTGGCTCAGCACCAGGTAAAAAAGCGTGATATTGATATTCACAAACCATAATCTATTCCTCCGGTAGTTGTGGTAATGGTTGCCAGTGCGATACTATCATTGCCGTTCCAATGTCTATGTCGTAATTTTCCCAATAACACACATATCCATTTTCATATTCATTGACAGGCTGATACTCTTTCACATACCACCCAATTCCTACACGCCATTCGTCGCCACGTATATGACTATCGCAGTCGTATTCTCTGAAAAAAATCAAAACTAGATCTTTCAAGTCCAACCCATCATCCATATCTTTAGGATCAG